GGACAGAGGCTCCCTTAAATGCTGCCTTACTGCCTGGCAGAAAACCACGGCAAGATTCTCCTCATGCCATTTCTGATATTTTGCAGACGGAATGTTTTTTCCGTTTTTTAACACAATCCGGCTGTTTTTCTTTGCCGGAACTTCCCCATTCAGACGAAACAAATAATTCATACCTTAACAGTCAAAATAATAATTAGTTGCAGAAGCCCCGTAAAGTTGACACTTTTTTATTTTGTAACACTTTAAAAACTGTAACAAAAACTGTATGAAAAAACATGTATACAAATTACTAGATAATTGAAAGAAAATCTTCTTCACCCTCTGCCTAAGAAGCAACTTTTTTTAATGGTTTTCGATAAAAAAACCGCAGACGGATGTGGGTTTATATGGAGGTCATCCGTCCGCGGAAAATGGAATCACGCATATATACAGTCACTCGATTAATGCAGAAAAGACTTTTTTCTGTGCTTCCCGTATAACTGTAAAATCCGTTTCAGTTTTATGCGCTGCATAATGTTCAAGCATGGCTTTAGTTTTATGACCAGTCTGCATTTGCAGAAGCTTTGTATCCACTTTTTCGGACATGTAAGTTGTAAAAAAATGACGCCAGGCATGAAAAGTATATGCTTTAGCTGACTCTGCAGAAAGCCCCGTACATACAAGGGCTGAACGCAATCCCTCAACAAATATGTCGGCATCTATAGGCTTGTGCGGAATTGAAGCCCAGAAGATAAATTCCTCTATTCCTTCTGCATGGGGATTCTTCCAGTACAGGGCTTTTAACTGCTTTATAATTTCCGGAAACGGAAACTGTACGGTCCGCTCTTCTCCGTTTTTTGGACACTTAAGCCCTTCGTCATCATTCCAGGAGTGACGGACATAAATACATTCACGCCCTAAATCCTTAAGCTGAAGTCCCCGTATTTCTCCGCTTCTCATGCCGGTAAGCATTGCAACCATATTGGCAAGACGTGCCCTCTCATCCTTCCATTCAACCAGAAAAACGGCATGTGCAAGTTCTGGAGTAAGAATAATGCGCTCTTTATAAGCCCCGGAAAAATATACAATTCCCTGAGACACGTCTTTATCGATTATTTCATGATTGGAAGCCCATTTTAACGCCGTTGTAAAACTGCGGATAATTTGATTCTTTGTGTGCGGGGCAAGCTGAAGCTTACTCAGATCATCAATAAACGCTTCAATATCTTTTCGGGAAATTTCACCAAGTTCTTTGTGTTCAATGTACGGGGCCCAGTACCGGTTTATGAACTTAGACATATTTATGACATGGGTAAGATGAATTGAATGATTCTGACGGAGTTTTTCAGCAATATAAGGAGACTCCTCCCAATTCCAAAACTTACGGGCAAAACTTAAGGCATTTACTGCTGCAGGAGTATCTTTAATGATAACTTTAGAAATGACATTGCGCCGTTTAAGTTCCTCAAGAACAAAAATTAAATCTTCTGAGTCAATTTCAGCTGTACGGAGTTTATTCTTAAAACTTGTCTGACGGGCTTTTTTAGCAGAAAGGGCGTATTCTCCTGAAACAAGCCATGAAACGGCCGTTTCTCTTGCAGCCGTTTCATCTGCCTGCCGGGTGCTTTTAGCGATTATCCCACCGTCTTTCAGTGTGTAACGGACAAACCAGTAAGGAGATTCCTTACGTTTGTAAAGGTAAAATGGTGCGTTTTTCATGTCTGAAGCCTCTTTTCCGGATGAAAAAAGAGAATGTAACATAACTATTACATCCCAATTTTCAGCCGTTAATTTAGCGTCCAGATTGTGCCTGCAATCAGCTCTAAAAAACCGCCAAAAACTCGATAAAAACACGAGAATTTAGTATTAAATGACACTTGCCTGGCTCGAACAGGCGACCCTCTGCTTAGAAGTAGGGGTCGGTCATAGTCTAGAGATGGGCATCATAAAGACGCTGCAAGAATTATATACACTGCTCCACCCTTAGTCAAATTTTTTCATTTAGAAAAAAATGAAATTACAAGCATGGCACCTGCTCCCATCAGGAAGCCTCCTGTTCCGTATAGAATTTTATTATGGGAGTTTTTGCTCTCTGATTGTTCTAATGAGACCTGAGCCGTCTTCAGCGAGTTCTGTAAGTTCTCTATTGAGGTTCTCTGCTGCTCTATTATTTTCTTCTGCTCTTCCAGCTTCAGTTTCTGCATTTGAAATGTCTGCTCTAACTGCTGAAGCTGAATCTCCGTTACGTAATAATTTTCTTCTGAACACAAAAGAAAGGACGGCAGCACAGCCAGCCAGAACACCAAGAAAAAATATTTTAACATTTTTCCACATCTCCGTTATCTCCAAATCTGATCTGTTTGATTTTATCAAGCCAGACAGAAATATATGTAGGGCACCACATAGCCACAATTGCAGCTGCTGATTCAACAATATCCTTGATGCTGATGTCTACGACGTGAACAGATTTTAATGCTGTAAAAACGGCAATCCATACAGTTGCAAAAATCATGGCTATAAGAGAAAACTTTTTTGCTCCATGCTTCTTTTCTGTCATGTTACACTTCCTTTATAGTTACGATACGGGCATCAACAGGATTACCTTTTGCAACACATTCTGAATAATCAAGAGGATTGTAAAACTTTTGTCCGTACTTTACCCATATCCAGTGATTCTTATTTCCATACACATAATTTACGCATGCGTATTCATAAGCCTTTACATCTTCAAGGGATGAAATCTTTCTTTTTTCAACGGAAGCCTTAACAAGAGGATTAACTGTATGAATAAGTTTTGCAGCATCCTTTACTGTAAAGTCTCCTTCAAGCAGCCCAATTTCCTGGGCAAAGCAGATGCGCTTTATGCAGTGGATGTCTCTGTCACGTTCTGCCCCTCCATATCCGTCTGTAGCAATACGGGCATAGCAAAATGCAAGGCATCCCGTTTTATGAAGCTGTCCGCAAAGACTTTGTACATTCATTTTTAAATTCCTCCCTTATAATTTTTTTTCAATCAGCCGGTCTAGTTTACTTTCGATCCTGGAACAGGTTGAAGATAATGTATTTACGTTATTGGCAAGTCCAGAAATAAGTGCATCATGATTGGCAGTTCTGTTGTAAAGTTCAGAAAACTTGACGCTGGCATGAGCACGCTCTTCCTTATCCCGTTCTTCATTCTGTTCTATGCGCTGCTGAATTTTACCGAACTTAACGGAAAGCTCGACGACCTTATAAATCATGCTGAATATGAATCCGGCAAGAGTGATTGAAAATGTAATAAGTGCTTTTATGTCCATGCCGTTACAGTCATGACAAAAAAAAAAGACCGCCTTATAAAAAGACGGTCTGCCATTTTATGAATTGAAAATACTTTCAAGAACAAGCTGTGTTATCGTCTTGCCCTTTTCCTTTGCAAGCTCACGGATTTTCTGAAGTTCTTCTTCTGAAACCCTGATGCTGAAATTACATTTTTTCTGTGAAGTTGATCCAGTGCTTGACGGTCTGCCCTGTCCGGCTCTCTTTCCTCCCCAGTTGGAAGAATAAGTTTTTCCTTCTTCTTTTTTTGTTCCTGGCATTTTAGAAACCTCCTGAAAGCTTAAGTGTAATTTTTATTACTAAAATCAGAATTGTAATCGAAAGTAAAGTAAAAAATATTTTCTGAATAACAGACATATTGACCTCCTGAAAAAACTATTCTATCATTCAAAAAGAGCGGTTATTCAGACCGCCCTTTTTGCTCAGTGCTAAAGTTTGTACTCAAGCACTTTGTCGATAAGCCACAAGATAACCATTATGACTATGCCCGCTAAAGCAATCTTGTCACTGGTTGTCAGTGGCTTTTTCTTTTTATGCTTCACATTCTATCACCTCCTTGCATTTCTGCTCTTGATGATTAAAATATAATGCATTATTCTTGATTTGTCAACTACTTATCAAGATATTTTTTCAAGTTCATTTATTCTTGTTCTGGCTTCCTGTCTTTTTGTAAGCACTTCTTCATATTCTTCTGCAGTTGCCACACCTTCCATTATTTTAATCGTTACGTAATCTGTTGAATCAAGATAAGATTTTAATTCTGCAATTTCTTCTGCATCAATCTGAGACTGAGTAAGAAGTCCTGCTTCAACTTTTTCTTCTGTAGTCATTTCCCTCAGTTCATCATTATCTAAAATAAAGCCGGAAGGAATTTCTTTTAATCCGGCCCCGTACAGTTCTGCATCCGTCATCTGAACGATTTCCGTTTCATCATCATTCAGCTTAAATCCTGCCGGAAGTTCAATCAGTCCTTCTTTAGTCAGCTGAGCTTCTGACTTGCGGTTAAGATGTTCATCATAGAATGATGCACTCTCGCCGATGTTGCCGTTCCAGTCTTCACTTACCTCAACAGCATTGTCCGGAAGAACATCACCTTCACAGAATTCTTCCAGAACTTCATCCTTAATCTTAACGTAATACATCTTCTTTCTCTCCTTTATTTTTGTTTTAATAAAATGGACGGTTTAATAGTGCAGTCTTTATATCAATGTTTCCCTGCAGCCTCAGTGTCTCTTCCTGTAATTTTTTCAGACACGAACTGGAGATATGCAGTTTCTGGTACACATATAACTACAACATCAACTTATGACGAAGGTCGAACTTATCATATTCATTCTAAAACAGAAAATTCATTTTACCCATGGACGTCTCGTGGACGACAGTCCAGAGATAATGGCTGGACTGCAACGAACAGACAGATTTCAGCTCTCTTCTATGGTTTTTAGAAGCCTTTCGTAGAATAATAACCTCCTGTATTAGAAGATGATTGTGCCGTGAAAGAAGTTGTGGTTTTGGTTTTAACCCACCAGTCCTCTGCATCTCCATGATCATCAGAACCAGATGGGGATTGAGGAAGAAAAAATACCCAGTAATCAGTATCAGAGTAAGCAACAGGCAGAGGATAATTATTTTTATTAGATTGGCTAGAATTATTTCCCCACTGCACTATTAAACCGTCCGCATAAACTGCATAACTTATTGCTTCGGAATTGTAGCTGATCAGAACAGGATTTCCCATGATAAGCCAGTATGAGCCCGTGTATATCAATTCTAAAGTTGTATAAGGCTGCCAGTACATTAAAACCCCGTTTACTTTCTTTGGTGCAATTGCAGAAATCTTGCCATTTTTAGCAGAATATATTTTCTTTGCTCCCGTTCCGTTGACGTTGAGAGTCGGAGTATAGGAAGTGCTGGTTGAATTAGCATAAGCATAGCAGGCATGTGTAAAAGTAATCTTTACAACAGAACCCGTCATCAATGTAAAGCCTGACTGTGCAGCGGTAAAAGCATAAGGATGTGTAACTGCTTCTGCAGATGTAATTGCAGTTGCAGTCATTGAATACCTTGTCCGTGCTGCAATCATTACGGCTGCAGACAGCGTTACCGTCCGCAGTGATTCTCCGTTGCAGTATACGGTATATGTTCCCGCTGCAAGAGTTTTGGAAGAACTACTCGGGTTAAAAAAGTATACAGTTCCAGAAGAAGCCGGACTTGCATTTTTACTCATTAAATATATGGAACTTCCTGAAGTTGTATTTGTATAATCTAAAATAAAATAAGTTGCCGTTGCTTCCGTATCAAAATATGCAGAGCCTTGAGAATTGAGCGTTCCGTTAATATTTGCCGTAATAACTTTGTTTTGCAGTGCATTTGTTCTGGAAAGAGAAAGTGTTGAATCCTTAGCATTATCAATAAACCATTCTGTTCCATCATAAATAAAGGTAACGAGTTCTCCTGCAAGCCATGCCCCGGAACCGACAGCCGTTGTACCATACTCTCTAATGTACACTCCGCTTGAAACTGTAGTTCCGTCTGATGTCTGTAAAGTAACTGTCGGAGAAAATGCAATGTTTTCATACGTAAACTTTACCCGCATTGTAAAGCCTGCAGAAAGCGTTACATGAGAACAGTTAAGAATAACTACTTTTTCAGCAGTTGCAGATGCGGTTGCACATGTACCGTAGCAGTCGGCTCTCATTCTGTTTGAATACTCTGCAAGAATATTTTTTAATCCTGTATATGATGCCATTAAAGTCTCCTAGAATATTTCGTCAAAATCTGAATCAGTAAGAACCAGAGATCCCGGCAAGTCCTGCTGCATCTGTTCCAGGGCTTCATTCATATCATCGCGGATTCCCGTTACTGCCGTTTCTATCTGAGTATCAACTTCATCCTGAAAATCAGACATGCTTTGTGAAATTTCAGACCTGATGTCAGAACCGACAGAATCAGATATGACACTGACGAGACTTGAGATTTTTAATTTATAATCACAGTTGAGATTCCCGATATCGTGCTGAATCAGAAGAAGGTCATCACCCTGAATATTCGCTGCATTAAGTTCCGGATTACCGTCAATCCTTAAAAGCGTTATTGTCTTTGAAGCCATACCTCTACAGTCATGACTGTAACATTTATGACAATAACTACCGATAAAATAATCATGAAAACTACATTCGGTATAATGAACAGGATTCTGAAAGGAATTGATTCTCAGATGGATTCAGATTTTTTTGATGCATCAGTTTTAACGGCAGAAAAATATGGAATTACAAAAAACAGGTTTGCCAGAATTCTTAAAATGCTATCTGATGCACGTTACATTGAAGGTGTAGAAGTCATAGATGAAGGGGAACCGGATGAATTTGATGAAACACCGTATACCCGTTTTAAAATCATCATCGGAGAAGTTTTCCTTACATTCAAGGGAATGGAATTTCTTGCACAGAATACTGTTACTGCACAGACATTTTCAATGCTGAAGAAAATACGCGAAATTGCTCCGTTATAAAATAACACCCGTCATTTCTGACGGGTGAGTTGTTAAAGTTTTTTTACTCCTGCAAGGAATAAATCAGTTAAGCTTAACCCCAGTTCTTCTGCCTTCCCTTTCAGGAATACAAGTTCTGCTTCTGTTACACGGATACCGATGTTACGGGTACGCTTTTCTGCAGCTTCTTTATAAGCTCCCGTAGAACCTTTAGGACGTCCGCCTCCGGCTCTGGCTCCGCCCCATTTCGGATGAAGTTCATTCTGAGCCATTACCACACACCTGTTAATTTTAGAATAATAAATGCTGCAATACCGATTGCAAGCACTTCCAGAACCAGAAGAAGCAATTTTTTTATTGACATTACATGCCCCCTTGAAGTACAGTAATGAAGACAGGAAGCAAGGTTTATAACCTAAACTTCCTGCTCCCTTTAAGGAATGCGGCTAGCTAAATATCATGTGAATGATTTCGGCTATTACCGCACCAGCGATAGCCTTGATTAAGAAGATTACGGCTTCTATCAAGGCTTTTTTTATCGCCTTTTTCATTACTGCCCTCCCTTTAAGTAAATTTCAGAAGCATTACCGCTTTCTGATAATTTAACTATAATACAACTTGTTTTTATTGTCAAGTATTTTTATTCAAATAATATTAAACATGATACTGACTGTAACATTTATGAAAGAGACATCCGACAATAAAGGCATGAAAACATCTTATGGAATAATCTGGCGAATTCTCAACACTCTTGATCTTGCGATGGATTTAAAGGAATTGCCTGCAAAAGAACTGTCTGCAGAGAAGTTTAAGATTACAGAAACAAGATTTCAGCGATACCTTGAAATGCTGCAGAAAGCCGGGTATATAGACGGGCTTGAGTACGATGATGATTTAGACATGGAAGAACCTGCAGTAAATGTTTCTAATTTATCAATTACGCTTGAAGGTATTGAGTTCCTTATTACAAATTCAACGATGAATAAAATTGCACAGGTTGCAAAAAATCTGGGCTATATTGTCGCAGAAGCCGGAGCTGATGCAATTACAGCACTTATAAAATAACACCCGCCATTTCTGACGGGTGCTTAAGTTAAAACTTTTTTACAGCTTCAATAAAAAGATCTGTAAGGCTTAAACCGTGTTCTTCTGCCTTCCCTTTCAGGAATGCAAGTTCTGCTTCTGTTACACGGATGCCGATGTTACGAGAGCGTTTTTCTGCTTCCGTCTTAAAGTTTCTTGCTCCTCCCCAGTTGGAAGAATAAGACTTTCCTTCTTCTTTTTTTGATCCAGGCATTTTAGAAACCTCCTTGAATAACAATAAATGCTCCCAAAATAACAATAAATGCTGCAAGATAAAAAAGAGTTCTTTTCATTTGCGTTTCTCCTTGAAATGATTTAGAATAACGCAAGGCTCTCTTTGAGAGCCCTGCGGATTGGATTATCTAAGTATTACACTTAGAAGCGTTGCAACAGCGGTTATCAGAGTGGCTACTGCAACAATCCAATCTGTTATTTTTGGATTTTCCGTTTTAATCACCTCCTTGCATTTCTGCTCTTGATGATTAAAATATAACATATTTATCTTGAAGTGTCAAGTTTATTCAAGAATAATTTTCAAACGTACAGAAATTTAAATATAGCTTATAAGCATTAACAAAGTAGGAGTCGGCATTGAATACCTTTGGATCGTAGACCCGGCATAATGAAGGTACATCGTGTTAATGTAAGAGCCATTTGATTTTTCAATACGTAGATCAAAAATTCCTTCAAAATTCCATGAAGCACTCTTTTTAGTGTAGCACCACATCGGCATATAAACTATATCTTCCCTTATGATATTATTACCAGAATCACGGGTAAATCTAATCATGTTAGTTATACCTTGAAATCTGTATAAATCTGATTCACAAGTAAAATAACCAGACACTGTCATACTGTCTGCTTCTTCAGGAATAGCCTTTCCAATTTTAGTTTCATAGCTTTCTGAAAACAATTCCAGCATAGCCCCGTTAGAGGCAGTTTGAGTAAACCAGCTCCTGCTGAATCTTCCATATCTGGAAAATAAAGCACCATCTAGGATGCAGTCCGTAGCGTGCATCCCAACAAAATCAGCCTTGCCGTCTGCTGCAATAGCAAAGCCTTCATCGCCATATTCAGTAATAGTGCCGTCTTCTGCCGTGCCGGAATAATTGTCTGACTTAATGACACCGTCATTGTTCAGACTTATAACCTTAGCAGCAAGTTTTTCTATAAAGGCATTGCTTGCAACAAGGCTTTCCACAAACGCACTCTTTGCCACGAGTCGGTCTATGAAGGCATCACTGGCGACAAGTTTAGACAGATACGCTTCTGCTACTACGTTGTTATCTGCGAGCTTAGCAGTTTCTGTTTCCAGAACGTCCATGATGTCGTTCATGGCTGTCATGTTGTGAGCAACACTTGTATCATCACTCAGTTCATATTGTGCTAAAGGTCCGTTATAAATGTAGACATGGCTCTTTTTTAAATAACCGCCTTCAACTCGACTGTCAGCACAGGTTTCTCCAATCCATGTAAAGTAAGATCCTGGTACCGGATCATTATCAATCCAATTAGAAACAGCAGCAGGATATTCAAAAGGTCCTGCATATTTTCCCCCCTTCACTCCCGTATACCCGAACGGCATGTTATAAGTTAAGAGCGTAGTCCCCAGTTCGTAAGTCTTATAAGCTTTTCCGTTTCCGTCTGTGTATGCAACGTCATTCTCATCAACAAGTTTCCCCACGGAAATAACTTCACGATACTGCAGGGGAATCTGAATCTGTCCGGAAGTGATTTCTGTCCCTGCCGGGACCGTTATCTTTATGGTGTGATAGTCAGTCGTATATGACCAGCCCACTGGAAGTGTCGGAGTGCCAAAATTAAACTCCTGCTCTTCATCTGCAATAATCACATGACATAGAATTTCAACAGTCTGAGCCTGAGTTGTTTTGTTTGAATCGTTTACGGCAAAACCTGCACTTGTAACATCAGAATACACATACGCCGTAAATGAATCTGTTTCTATTTCATCTACAATTTCATCTTTGACGTTTGCAGTGGCTTCACTGACTGCATTTGCAAGAACGTCATATGTGACTGAATCATCAGGAACTTCTGCTGGAACAGAAGAAGGAACTTTTACAGATGTAGTAAAGTGCCCCTCATACTCAGGAAAATCCGGAAGATCAGGTTCTGCAAAAATACTTTCATTGTAATCAACAAGAGTCAGAGTATACCCTCTGTTATCAGCCGGTTCTATTGCCGTTACCGTCATTGCAGAAGTAAGGGTCTGCAGGTCTGTTCCATAGCTTAAGATGTCTCCGGCATGTGGAAAGACAGTCTCTACCGAAGCATTTATTTTTGACGCTGAAGTAAAGTAAACCTCATCAGTCAGCCCGTCAGCTCCTTCAATCTCAAAAGAACGCTGGGTACAGTAAGAGGCTGATACACACTGAACTATCATGAAGTATGTACGGTCTGATTCAAGAGAGATTTTATCACACAGTTTAAGCCCCGTAATCCATGTAATGCCGTTTTCATCAGTTTCTGTAATCAGGGACTTAACTTCACTGTTTCCGAGCCCGTTTTTTAGTGAAGCATGCTGCACTAAGACTTTATCAAGAGGTACAAAATAAACTCCTTCGGCACCGATTACAGCCTTTGCAGTCTTAGGTCTGAGCCGTTCACTTCTCATTGTCCGGATTGCTGACCTTCTTGCCTGCTTAATATCCGTTATTCCTGTAAGGGTAAGGTCACGGAGAACAGAGTTAAGCGGTCTGTTATCCGGATCTATTGAAGTGTCGTAAAGCTGAATAAAAGTGTTCTCTACATAGCCGGATGCAGCATCTACATATTTAACTTTAAGCCCGTCAGTTTTTCTTGCAAAAGTCTTTTCGTATTTGAAGCTGATTAAGTTCTGTTCGTTAAGAATAAACGAAGCATTCTCACGCTCAGAATCAATGGCAACGGCAATTTTTCCGTAGATGTTCTGATACATTACGGCATTACATACAGAAAGAATATTTTCAAATAAATCACTTTTAGCAATACCGTCTGTAATGACGCGGTTATATTCCAGGGCATTTTCTTCACAGTATTTATACAGCTCTGCAAAACTGTCCAGGTCAATTTCTGATACGTCAATCTGTGAAGGTGTATGTTTTGAAGAAGTGAGAATTTCAAGAAGCCAGGAAGCAGGATTTGAAGTAGGTCCCCTTTCAAAATCCGTTTCATTTTCGTTCATTTTCCATTCTTCATTTTCAGAGTCATACACCGGAGCAATACCGCTCGTTTCAACGCAAATTTTGCCAAGCTTATCTTCATTTGAAGTTGTGCTTTCAATCCTTAAACCAATAAGCGTAGAAAGGGCAGCTTCTCTTGATCCGATGATTTTTTCTGCTACCCATGAACCTGATTCAAGGCTTCTGTTTTCATCCGCAACAGTTGACTGAATCCACTGAACGTAACAGTCCGATACATCACTGCCAGAAGCAAGCTTTCTTGTAGAAGAAGAGAGTTTAATGGTTACAGGACACGCATATTTCTTCTGCCATACCATAAAGCCGTCATCATTTTCTATCTGTTCATAGATAGAACTGAAAGGAATGTCTGCATGAGCGTTAAACCTGAGCTGACGGGAAAGCTTATATGTAAATGTATTAGATACTGTAATGTCTTCAGTAGCAGGAGTTTTCAGCACCGTTACAATATGAGTTATTACAACGGCATATACACCTGTTCCTTTACTTGTTTTTCGAGATACAGACACATTCCAGTCAGAAGTTTCTATCCCGCTTTCCGGAATTGTATCTCCTGAAAAACTATAATTGGACATGTCTTCTGTTTGTGCCGGGAAATCTTCAAGGGTTGAGTATTTTGCAAGAAGAACTTTTTTCCCAAAATCAACCGAACCTACAACCGCAGCCCCCGTTACTTTAGTTTCAAAATAAAGGGTTCTTTTCAATGTAGTATACGTTGCATCTACGCTCTTTACCTGGTCAAAGGTAAATGTGTGCCATACAGCATTTTCAGGATCAAGAGCATAATTTTCACTCCACTGAGGGACAACTTCTACAGAACGCTCTGCAAGGCTGCCGCTGGAAGTATACTGCTTTAATCCGTTGAACAGAATGCAGACGTCAGCAGCCATTGCATTTTCGTCCAGTGTATAATACAGATCTTCATAATCGTCATCATCTCCCCCGTCATCATCAGAAGAAGCCGGATGTTTTTTCAGCTGATCAGAAACCTGCTGTTCAACAATTTTTTTATTGAAGGCTTCCGTTTCAAAAGCGTTCCCGTCCTGGGCAATTTCTATAACAGAATCTGCAGATGCAAACTGTGAATCCGCAGCAAAAGAATAAAGTCCCTCCTGAGGTTCTGCATCCGAAAAGGACTTCAGAAGAATATCATCAGAATACATCTTTCTTAAGATTTGATGATTAAATCCACCTTCAAGAACAACGTTGTAGAACTGCCTTTTACCGTAAGCCCCGGAAATACTTGAATATCCTTTATAGGAGTTTCCCCCGCCATTAAGGATATAAGGGGTAAACAGATGCGTCCCGATAATATAAGGCTGTGTCTTTCCAGTAGCAACAGTATTTGAAGCCCCCTTAAGGTAAGGAATGTTCGTAACACCGTCAGAAGTCTGTTTTTTGAGTTTCTCTATTTCTGCAGCAGCTTTCTGTGCAGCCTTATTGGCTTTATATATGGCAACACCTGCAGCAATTCCTGCACCGATCGCAATAATGCCAACAACAATAGCGGCACCTGTAAGATGAGGAATGGAACGAATTACAATAACATCTTTTTCCTTAATTCTATAATCTGGACCTGCTTCCTGACCGTTGACGAATATCTTATGATTTTCCCATACGATGCCTTCAAAACATTCCCTTATTCTTTTGCCTGCAGGAACTGCAACTTTTACATAACTGTCTGAAAAATCTTTATATCTTAAAATATCTGCCATATTACACCACCTTAAAATATTTTCTGTTTCTTAAAGCTAACGTCGGGCTTATGCGCACCCCGCTGTCCGTCATGTGAATGCAGGTCCTTGAATCGAGAAGATATCCGATGTGAATTTCATTTTGATAGGTACACTGAACGATGTCACCGCCGACGGCTTCAGCTTCCGTAATCTGTTCAACATTAAGCTTTCCGGCCGTTTCTGCCAGAGTGTCAGAAGCAACATGAACTGCATTTATGTCAACAAGGGGAGTTCCGGCTCTTATGCACATTTCAAGCACAAGCCCGTAACAGTCCATTCCGTCTTTATCGCGTCCGTTTAATTTAAAGGGAACAGTAAGAAGATCATCATATTTCATACTTCCTACAGTCAAAAAGAAGGTTCAGGAGTTGCCGCGGTTATTCTGGGCACTCCAGACAAGAGTCGGAAAAGTCATAGAAAGGCGTTCGTCTTTATCAAACGTAAAGTCAAGCTGAGTGGGGGAAACTGAGACCTTCCCGTAAGAATGAGAAAAGCTTCTTAATTCCGTTACTTCTCCGTCTTCATCTATAACACCTGTTACATCAAGGGTAAAAGCAGAGCCGGCATCAATAAGTTCAAAAAGGTTTTCTTCTTCTGCTGCAATACTCAGCGTTCCCCCGCCTGAAAATCCATATTCAAAGACTCCTGACTTATAGCTGAATGCAGAGGCTTTATATACATGGTTTTTATAGCTGAGGTCTTCCGTATCATTGATAAAGTAAAGACTTACTTCATGCTCAGAGCCGTCACTGAGATATGTCCCGTAAATATGAATAAGATAAGGCAGACAGTAATCGCCATTCCTTCTGATGAGCTTTTCAAAACTTGAATTCATGATTCAAAAACCTCCAGAGTTGCCTCTTTAGGATACTGAGACTTTTCAACAGAAGGCGGAGAAGCCAGCATATAACACTGATTTTCTGACGGATCAAGGATTGATGGAATCTCAAATTCAACTGCTCCGCCCTGCAGGTCCTCCTTATACCATCGCCAGAAGGCTTTTTCCTCTGCTTTATTTTTCAGCAAAAAGCTGAAAGAATGAGTACACGGAACTGTAGAATTCTTTTTAAACCTGCGTTTTCTTCCGCTTTCAAACTGAACTTCAACATAGTTCTCTTCTGCTCCCGTTGTAAGCCCATAAAACTTTTTATTTACATCTTCCGGCCACTGCACCGCCATTATCCGAACTCCTAGCTTGAATAGTTTATGCCGTTTGCAGACATATTCCCCTGCATCAGTTCACGTCTGTATGTTCCGGCTTCAAGGCTTGCCTTTACAGTCTTGTCAATTATTATGCGTATGTCATTACCATTATGCTGTACATCCACGGATGCAAGCCCGGCAGCATTATTCTGAACGTTAATATTGTTCTGAACAGAGCCGCCTTTTCCGGCACCTATCATGTCAAAAAGCA